AGCTCTCGATTCAGTTCATCAGTTCCAAATTCTGTGGGTGGTCCCGTGACTACCGGGCCGAGTCCTGAATGGCTCGGATTCAGTAGTGTCGGGGACGTCACAGTCTGGAGCGAGCGAGCCAATGGGAGAGTAGATCTCTATGTAGAGACCGTTCTCCCAGTTGCCAACACGCTGATACAGAACTGGATACCCGCACGTCGGGCAGCTCAGATCAGCCGGGTCGAGTCCGTGAGGACAAGAATCCGAGCCCCTGAACCACCCAAAGTTTGGGTAGAAAATCCAGACGTCCAGCATGGAAAGCGAGCTCTTATCTGATTTAGACACAACGGGTCTCCTTTCGGGAGATTCGCAGTTTATGTACCTCCAGGATAGGAGGCACGGTGTGAGTCACCCGAAGGTGCTCAAAATCCGCACTTCCATCCATAAGGCACATGTGTCTAAGCCAGTACTCGTTCGACTCATACACTGGAACCCCACCCGAGTTTGATGTCGACGACTCGGGGTCGTCCAGAACGCTCTAAGTGCTCCCTGTCGGCGGATGGCAAATCGCCGCGTTTAAGGAAGAACTTTAGCAAGGCACCACGATCATCCAGTATTGAAACTGGGGACCGCGTGGAAACAAGAAAGCCCTTGACTAGAGGACTCTGATGATCCCGATGGTCCTTCTGGGTTTCGAAGCCCAAGAAAGACCATCTGCCCAGCACGGGCGAGGAGGATAGCACGTTGGGAAACGGAATGAACCGTACCAACAAACCATCCAGATATCGCGCCGTTTGCCACATGCCAGCCGAATAAAACCGGTTACGCAGTGACACCGTCGCGATCACCTCTGGAACGTCCTTTCGTGAGGAGGGAAGACTACGCTTAACGCGCACAACAGATACATCGTGCCCATCATAGTAGTCACCTCCGCAAGATTCACGGAATTTGCCATTCCAGTGACTCTTTCCAAAGTTAACCCGAAACCCAAAAGTCTCGAGTGCTTTGATCACGAACTTGACGTACTCTACGGGGACAATAATATCATCCCCGTAGATGCGCACCTTTCCGCAGAGGGATTTAACATCCTTTGCGGACAACCGGCGCCTAAGCCCTTCTTGAATCCCAAGAAAGACCACAGTCGTGAAGACCATGGCCTCAATGGGGAAAGTCAGGGCTGAACCCATCGACGCGTATTTGGCCAGACGTATTACGCCATGGCCCTCTACGGCAGCCTTCCTCGATCTGGCAGCTTGCAAACCCTCCATTACGAAGGGCCAGCCATCTGTCATTGCGAGTACGAGCTGATTGGAGACGCGATCGGACGCATCGCTCAGATCGAGCGTTGCAAAGTTCCCATGTTGGGAACCCACCTGAGCCAACAACCTATTAGGAAGCTGGCCATCCAGGTGTTTAAATCCGATTATGGACCCCATGATGTCATCATGGCGGATCTCATACACGAGTGCCTCGGATAGAGCCTGTTGTGCATACATCATGCATGTAGGCTCTTCACCGATAATTCGTGGCTTCTTCATCGTCTTATTCACTGAAGTAACCTTAATAGGTCGCTCAGCGAAGGGTTCGAGGAGGTTAAAACGGCGACAATCGCGGTAGTAACCGTGATTTGGGATGAGATAATCCACCATAGGGTAGACCGTCTCAAGCCGCTGGGTCCATTCAGTTTGATAAAACTTCGAGTTTCCTCGGAGCCCATCAGCTGTGGTTCCCGGCCCGTGCTTCGGGATAATGTCGGATCGGCCAACCTTCCGGCTGGTCTTTTCGAGCACTTTCCCGAATAGCAGCATTGACATTTCACGATATGATCGCATTTCGCGGTCGGTACGTGTAGCGTCATATGCCTTCACCTCCTTCTCACACTCGACGTACTGCGTAAATGCTAGACGCCTCCTCGCTGGATTGCAAGGAGAGTCAATTCTACCATTCATGAGCGTGAGCTCACGAATAGCGAAGATAGCATCTATGCTAGGTGCATCGAGTAAGCAACCGGATTCACGGTCGAACACAAGATCAAGGAAACCTCCCAAAAAACGGGGGAGCCCGCCAGTAAACTGGAAACCAGCAAACTGGTCGTGATCGATCTTCCCAGAGCTCAGGCCTTTTTCGAGGTCCTTGCAAAAGGAAGGCAGGGTAATCGTCAGAAACGACGACCCCTCGCGTTCGACTCGCCTCGAGGCAGTTTTTATGTCTCGAGTGGTGCTTACGTGACACCAGCCGCCTAATTCATTGGCGGCCACCTGCCAGAGCAACATAAGGCTTTTCACCGCAGTCCTTTCGATTAGAGAGGTACTCGGTTCCATAGCCGATTGTTGTTCGCCAGTCCCCTTATCCAGGGGCTATCTTCGTTCCGTTCTAGTTTACGCCGGCCAGAAGGTCGGTCACTAGAGCGCCTGACGATGCAGTCATAGCTGCCAGCAAGGCATCTACGACCTGCTTCTGCTGAACCACACTGAAACCCGACTTTGGCGTCTCAGACACGAAGTAGAAACTCTCCGTGCTTGCAACGTTTTGGGTCGCAATCAGTGGGTCAGCAGTAAACGCCAGGAAGTCAACGCGGATCACGCGGCGGTTCTTCTTGCCAGACTGATGCGAGATGGTCATTTTGACCGTCCCATCGTCTTTCTGGTAGATCGACTTGCTGCCGCTCACGTCAATCTTGTTGAGAGACTGAGCAACCGCGTTGATGGTAAGAACGAAGGGGTTGGCAATTGTCATTCGGCATTGCTCCTGCAGTTACGGTGACCGAATGGTCACCTGCTGTTTCCGGAGCTACTAGTAAAAACGGCACACTGCACAGAAGCGCAATGGCTACCAGCAACTTCGGTTTGGTTGGGCTCAAAGTCCCAACCTACGACTTTCGGAAATCCCTAGAGCCGTAGAAATGGCTAGCTGGCGCGGCGTCATAGCCGCCCATGCTAAACCAAAACCGAATGGAGTACATCCTCGCCTTTGTTTCACCGTAGTGGTGAACGTTTGACGAAGCTCAGACGGACCTGACCCACCTCTGTGGTAGACCAGATTCGTCATGGTATAATCGACTATGTCGATGGTAGTTTCCATCACATAGCCGTACCTGAGCACTAGGCCGTCGGTCATCGTGGCCGAGACATTATGAGCGAGATCGCCCATATTGCCAAACCAGTCAGCAGCCCAACTCCATGGAGCAAGATTCCAGACGGTCTCGGGGGTAACCGCGAGACCCAGAAGCTTGTTAGCTTCTTGAGCATGCACAGTCAATTTGCCTAGAGGGTCAT